TGGCGGAGGAATGATTCCTCGTTTTATTAATGATGGAAAATATTTACGATGCCTATTGACAAGTTGTGCAGTTTCTGATACAGTAAACGCTCTTTGTCTATTTTTTCTAAAGTCAGATCTTAAACAAGTTTCTAACCTGTCTTTAGTTATATTATAAAAAGTTACCATTCCTGTAGATCTAGAACTATGATAAAATCTTACAAGATCGTTATTTACAAACCAAAGTTTTTTATTACCTTTAATTACAGGCTTGTTATTATAACCTTGGACCTCAATTTTTCTTGGTCCATAAGCCATGTTCCCTCCTGACTATCTGACGGGGGATGAAAAAATCTTCTATTGCCACAAGATAAACAATATATTTCTAAATGTATTTGACTAGAATATTGCCTATCAACAAACATTCTGCCATTACATTTTTTACAATGTATAGCCAAAAATACCCCTTAGTTTGAAATACCTATTGCAATAATATTAACTCTTAAAGACACAATTCCAGATTCTCCAAAACGAACTACTCCCTCAACTCTTGTTTCTGTTGGATTTTTTAAAACCAATGTTACATTTTTTCCTGCACTTGTATTTCCAACATCAACCAAAGATGCTGTAACAATTGGAGCAAATTTAAAATTATTATAATCATAAGAAAAAGATATTTCATTACCAGCATTAAAATTAGAATCTTTTGCTACTTCAACTAATCCAGCAACAATTTTTAATTCTGATGTTTTTAAATTTTGTTTTCCAGCACTTATGGTATCAACTGTGCTATTTTTATAAGTTGCAGAAGAAACTTGTGTAGCAACATCATTAATAGTTTCAGCCAACTGATAAATATATGTTACATCTAAGGGCTGTCCTCGTTCTGGTAGTGGTATTTTTGCCATTTTTCTCCTTTATTAAATTATACCTTATGCTGCTGTTACTGCTGATTCCCAAATTGTAAGGGATGCATTTCTGGTTTTTGTATTGCTTACTACCTGTATTGCAACACGAACAGTGCTAGTTGCTTCATTCAAAAATGAATAAGAATGAATTGGACTAGTTCCATGATATTCATATGGATCAGAATCAAATTTTACAAAAACATCATAATAAGGTCTACCTTCTTCATCCCCCCAAACAGCAGTAATTATTGAACTAGTTACAGACAGGTCTCCACTTACGTTAATTTTTGGCAACGACTCAACAAGAAAAATTGGTGACCAGTGAGATAACCTGTTTTTATCTTGTGATACTATTCTAAATCTAACAGAATATTCATTGTTATAATCAACTGGCGGTAATTGATTTTTGGGTATTCTAAATATTTTATTTGTCATGCTGTTACACCTACTGAAAATCTAAATTCAACATAATTGCTTGTATTAGGAGACTTAATTATTGATTCCGCATCTGTATTTTTTACAACAGTATATCCAGTCATTCCATAAAGAGGATTGCTTGTTGATGTATTTTCTAATCTTAAAGCATCTAATGCAACATAGTATTCATCAGAAGGAGAACCAGAAACTTCTACTGATACATAAATTTTTGCCACAGTTACTGCATCCCAAGTAAAATTATTTGTAACAATAAGTTCTTGAAGTTGCTTAGTTACTACATAATATCTATTATTTGTAAAATCATAATCTCCAACAGAATCTTCTGCTTCAATTTCAAATCTAGCAGATTCTGGAGACCCGCCTTCTGTATCTGCAAACTCTATAAGAATTTTAACTTTGTCTGGAGAAGATCCAGAATCTCCATCTTGGTTAATTAAAGAAAAAGCAAGTCTAAGTTCATCTGTTGGAGCATTTCTTGTAAAATCTACAGTAAGACCAGTTTTATGTATATGATCAGAACCAGCCACAATTGTAAAACCAGACGTAGCAGATGTTAATTCTGCTGTATCTCCCTGTATTAAAATAATGTTGTTAAAAAATCTACAACGTTCATATATTTCATCTCTACCTGCTTTGAAAAAAATTGCATTATCAGCATTAGTTTGAAATACTGGATCTGTTATATCAATTATATTATCATCTGCTGGATCATCTAATGGGTCTGCGTATGAATCTATTGCCACTGCAGCAGTTGAAGAATGATACTGCCAACTTTCATCTGTTGTAAAAGCAAATACTGTTTTGCTATCATAAATTCCAGCAGATGGGTTTGTTCCTGCAGAATAAATTCCAATTTCTGTTATTTCATATCTTTCTTCTGTTGGCAACTCTGCTGTTAAAACTAGTTTAGTTGTTCCGCTTTCAGTAATAAATCCTCTTGATGATATTGGAACACGAAACATTTCAAAATCTAAATTTTCTTTTGCAGAATAATCTCCATATGGGTCTGCTGTTGCTAACGGCTGTGGACCGCAGCCAACGGCTATATAGGAAGCATAAGCAGGCGCCTGACCAAGCAGGTATTTGCCAATAATATTTTTACCAGTATTAGTTATCATGATTCATTAAACTCCGCCTCATATATTGTACCACTTAAACTGATCTCAACCTCTAATTGCTCATCAGTATCTAGGCTTGCAAGTTCAATTATAAGATCTCCCGTTGCAGTTTCAATATAAACATAAGAGCCATTTGGCCCACTACCATCTCCCTCTTCTAAAAGTTTAGTTTCTAACTTTATTGGGAAATTTGTAAAATATTTATCAGATGTATTTTGAAGGCTTAAAATGTTATTTGGGTTGTATTGTTGTTGAATTGATGATAGATTTTTAATTGGTTTGTATGAAATGGTTTGACCGTTAACTGTATCATTTCTAGCAATATTTATTAATTCGTGACCACCAATATCTTCAAAAATTAAATCTATCATAGTATCAGCACTTATTTCATCCGTATCAATTAAAACTGTATCTATTGGTGCAGTTTTAACTGGAGGTTTAACTACCGTGGTGGTTGTGGCCAAAGATGGGGTTAGTGGTATTGCTGGTGTTGGCGATGGATTACCACCGCCAGGATTACCACCGCCAGTATTAGTAACGACTGGATTAGAGGTGGCTGAATTGTTAAAGGAAGATTGTCCTGTAGGTATAAAAGATGGCGAAGACATTTGAGCCTTATATGCTGTTTCATATTCATTTAAAGCAGTTTGAATTTGTTTTGTAGTTGATCCTGGCCTTGCACTAATTTCTTCCAGTCTAACCGCTGCTCCTGCAAAGTTTTGATATGTTGCGCTGCTAGTATCAACTCCTAATGCTTTATAAACCTGTTCTACACCAGTATCTGCTTGAACCGCTGCCAATGCCTCTCTGACGGCTCTTTCTTCGGCTGAAATTTTTTTCTTTGCCATATTATACCTCTACCAAATAAACAGTCATAGAAGGACCATTATTACTTCTTGCATAATCAATATTATATACTACAAATCTTGTATCATCACTAGTTACCAAATTAAGGTTATTATTATCCTTATAGTCTACGGTTACTATATCTCCTATTTGTAATATAGGAATTGAAAAAAGATTAATGCCTATTAATTTTTTAGGATCTTTTGTTTTATTAATTATCCATCCTAATAACTCTTCTGCATCGTCTTGAGTTTGTATATAATTACTTTCTAATGAAAAATCATTTTTACCATAAATTAATCTACTAAGTTTAATTTCGTCATACCTTGATTTTTCAACCAATGCAGATGTTGTTATAGAATCTCCTTCAAATTCAGGATCAGACAGATTGCTTTTCTTTTTAAAATATTCATCAACTGTTAATTCATGAGTTGTGTCTTGCGTAAAAGTAACTCCTAGAATTCTTAAATAATTACCGCTGGTGCTATCCAAATTTAAAAAACTATCTGTAACGTTAAATATTAAAAATTCTGCTCCATAAGAGTTTGCTCTAAATCCAGAAATTGTATATCCTTTTATTCTGTTAAAAGTTGGTGCTATTTTTGCATAAAGGGCAGGGTATGCACGATCATACCTAATATCAAAATAAGCACATTCACGCATAATACTACCAAATTCATCAAAATATAATAAATATTTAGGTGGTTCTTGTGTGCTAATTCCAGATAAATGTGTAGCCTGAATCATTCCACTCATGCCATATTTTCTAAAAGACTCTGTATCGTCAATTCTAATATCTGAGTATGAAGAGAATAATGTTTCTCCAGTTGACAAACCAGTATTTTGAGAGGTATTTTGTGAAAGTGCAAAAATGTTTTCAAACATGCATCTAGATGAACCACGAACAAATAATGCTATATTGTTGTAAATAGGAAGAGGATCTGTATCATCTACTATTTTTATTAACTTATTGTTAATATATAAATAAAATCTTCTTGTATTTCCTATATCTTGATATTCTACTGATAAATCATATACCGTCGGATTTTCTTCTCCTGACTTTCTATATTGACCAGTAAATCTACCATCATCAACTAATATATTGCTTAGTCCTCCCCAAAGTTTTACTGGAATAGCGTTTGTATTTGCAGACTCTTTTTTAACTTTATAAAAAACTACGTTGTTAATTGATATTTCTGATTCGTTTGTTTTAGGGTCTCGTTTTAAATACTGCTCAATATTATTTTCTGTTAAGGCTGCTATTTCAAAATAGTATCCATTATTAGTAGAAGGATTTAAAAGAAATGCTAGTCCACCGCTACCACCACCAATACTTATATTTTGATTTGTTCCAGCACCAGTTACTTGAAAATACGGTATGCTACCAATTGGAGTTTGACCACGAATTTCATTGTTTTCAATTTTTCCAACAATTCTCATTCTTGTTCCAAAATGTTTATAAGCATTATCTAACTCTTTATAAACATATGAAACAAAGTTAATTGGTACATCTGTTGTTTTAAAAGATGGACCATTCATTACTAAAGCAGATGACTGTATTGTTCCAGCCTGAGTTGTTTTAAAACTATTTACTGCAGTTTCTGTTAAATAACTTGTGGCCATAAAATTTTTTATAATGCCATTTCTTGTTGTTTGATTTGCAAGCGCATTATTTTGTCCCGCTGCACCAGTAGTTGTTGCTGGTAAATTTACATCTGAATCTAAGGTTGTAGTAAATAAATATTGAGCCTGCATATTGCAACCACGAACATTATCGTTATCAGTCCAATAACTATTAATTCCTGCAGTATGTTCAGTAACAGATGTACCAAATTGTCCACGACCATGTTGATAAACAGCGCCAGATTTCATTCTAGTGTTGCCATCTATGGTTTCATAATATGGCAAAGAGTATATTCTAACTAAACCAGTTGGATATATTTTTCCATTAAAAGGCAGGGAAGCAAAATATTTTTGATACTCTTGATTACTGCTAATATAAACATTTCCAGTGCCAGTAATGTTAAATTCTACCGCATCAAACCTTATAATCTCACCGTTAGAGTATAGGTATCCTTGATATCTTGGTAGCCAGTATACGCTTTCTCCTACGTCTATTATGTTATTTATGACTGCCCCGTTTGAAACGGTAGGTAAAGAAGATGTTAAATTAGAATTAATTGGTATTGCTGCCAATCCATATGTGCTTGATTTTTGTGTTGCAGTATTAATGGTTTTTGTTATTTCAGTTCCAGAAACTTCCCAAAGCAAAGAAGGCAAATAAATCCATTTTCTTTCAGATTCAACCTTATCTGCCTGCTCTTTAAGTCCAGTTGTTCTTTGAATATATCTAGTAGTATAACTAACCTTTCCATCATTATAAACTTTTTTGTCTTGAGATGAAATGGATAAAATATTAGGCAGATTTCCAGAAGAAAGATTCTTAATAATTCCGTTATCACTTTGATTATTTATTCCAGATAATACAAAATCAGTATCACGATCTTCAGAATCTGGTAATAAATAATTTTTGCTCATTATAACAAAATTGTTATATTCATCAAAAAACATTGCAGTTTGAGTTGCAACAGCAAGTTGAGTTAATACTTCAGCAACGTTTTGATCTGGAGCAACAAAAAAATATGGGATAACTGGATCTGATTCATTGCTTAATCTTCTAAAAACGTAATTTGAAAAACCAATATAGTCTAAAAGCATAGAAATTGCCATGCTTAAAGATGTCTGGGTTGTTAATAAAGATGGTGCCGAATTAGACTCAAAGAAAAAATAAAAATCTCTAAGATCTAATGATACTGTTGCACCAGTTGCATCTGCTTGCGGAAATCCATCAGAGTATAAGGTTTTAATTGGAACGTAATAATCAAAATCATCTACAT